ATGTTTTATACTTCCATACTGTAAATTCAGGAGTATGGTATTCAATAAAAGTTATCTTTCCCCCTAACATCTTTTATTGTCTTCCCCTGCTCCCACTAATTTAAGCAATTACTTTCTTATTTTTAGGATAGAGTTTAATTACTTCCTCTAAAGTTATATTGTCTATGATTTGAGCGACAAACTTTCCGTTAGGGTCAACTATAACGTGGTCATTTCTAACAGTCTCCCAACATATCTCGTTTTCGTCTTCATCAAAGCGGACTTTCATTACCCCTAAATACCAGAAGAAATTCCTACGAATAGTTACGCGGGATTTCTCCAACATTTTATCAAGCACTTCCCACTTCATTTTCAAAATCTTACCTAGTTTTTCAGCAAATTTCTTATTAGGGTGAAATACCCTTGGCTCTGGAGTACTTGAAGTAATAATAGGAATAATTGTTTCCGTGTTTCTAAAAATGATATTTTCTACAATTTTAGTATCTTGGTCGCTTCCTAATTTAACCTTTTCTTTACCTAAGTAATAGGTGTAGTTCTTTTCGCCTAATTCAGCAGTTTTTTCACTCCATACTTTTTTGGCTTCTTCTATATTCTTATCAATTTCACTTACTAGTACCTCATCTTCAAGCTTAAGGGATAAAATTGGCTTTAAGGCTTCATTAACTTCTTCAAAATTGTTTTCTATTGTGTCCATAATAATTGAATTTTTAATGGACATCTAGTGTCTCTTAGTTATTATAGCACTCTCTAATAAAAATTGATTTACTTCCTTACAATGTTTACATTTAACATAAACATAATTCTTATCGTACATAAATAAGGTTTTACCACATTTTTTACATTGAGCTTTTTCGGTTAAATTGTAAATTTCTTTTTTTAAGGCTTTAATTTCTTTTTTTAAATTATCCATGTTTGTATTTTAAAAACCAATCTTTTAACTCTCTATCCCACCTATCAACAGAACCTTGAATTGATTTTTTACTTCGCCTTACGCCAGCAGTATGACTTCTATGACCAAAATTACTCATTAGGCTCTCCTACAAAGTCTTTGATATTAATTGCTGGTATTTCACCGCTCTCACCAACTACAAAACTCTCTCTGGCTATTTTTTCTCTTTCTGGAGTAACAAACATTTTAGCGTCAGTTCTGTTTGTGTGAGTAATTGCAAAATATCTAATCATATCCATAGCATCGTCATTTACTTTATAAGGTACTTCTTTAACAACTCCGTCTTGTTTAGTTTCTATCCACCGATTACTGTTCAAACTCATCAGCTACCCAAGTTAAGTTCTTATTGAACATCAATGTTGGTTTACCTGTATCTTTTCTTATTTTCAATAGTTCTGCCACCCTAACAATACCATTTTTTACTGAGTCGGTACTTTTATCTACTGGGTCAAATCTTACTCCAAAATGAAAGAGTTGAGCAATACTCATAGGTTGAGCACTATCTGCAATAGGTCGGATAATGTCATAACCAGTATCTTTTTCTTTTACTATCTCTGCTATTTGGCTTTCAAACATATTACTTTCATATATTCCGTCAAACATATATATTTCGTCTTTTTGAGGACTAATCGCAAAATAACCTAAAGCGGATTTGTGAGCAAAACCGAAGTCTAAACTTCTAGTAAATGTCCAATCAGAAGTAAATTTAAATATAGGTACATCTACCATATGAATATCCCGATTAAAGTCTTTGTAAATAAGTCCTGACATTTTTCTAAATTCTCCTAAAGCTTCTTGGGCAAAGTTATCTTCGTCCATTTCTTTCTTCATTGTTTCTATTTCGTTTTTGTCTAGATAAGGATTATCATAAGTCGTGTAATGAAATGATTTAAAGTCTTTGTGTCTGGTTTCGTATAAAGTCTTAAAATGATTAAATCCATTAGGCGTACTTATAAACCACACACTAGCTCTGTTATCTATCAAAGTAGGTCTAATAACTTTCCATACTTCCATCCACCGATTGAAAAAGGCAGTTTCATCAAAGACACAAAAATCAATCTTTACTCCTCTTAAACTATCAGGATTATCTCCGCCTTTTAACATCAGGCGTGAATGATTAATTAATTCAATAGTAAGTTCGGTTTCATTACTCTTATAAATCGCTTCTGTTGGAACAAGCTCTCTTAACATTTGCCACATAATCTGTTTACTTTGCTTATAAGTCGGGCTGATATACCATACATCGGTTTTCTCATTTTCAGAGGCAAACCTTAGCATTTCAATAGAAACTAAAAATGATTTACCTGCTCTCCGTCCACAGTTAATGACTTTATACCTATGAGGGTCTTTTCTCACTATGGTCTGCCACGGGCTTAGGGTTATTTGTTTCATTTACTTGTATCAGTCCTTGTAGCATGGTTACGGTAGCATTTACATCACCTTGTTTAGGCATACCGTCCATATAAGCTACTAACAATTTAATTGCATTCATATTTCCCTTTGAAACTAGCGATAACCATTTAGCAACAACAGCATCGGCTAGTTTAGGATTACTTTCTAATGCAGCCTTAGCTCTTTCTACAATTGAATGACCTTTTTTAGGTCTTCCATTAGGATTACCGCTTTCACCTTTTTTCCAGCGATGTCTTCCATCTATTTTTTGTTGTATTTCTGTCATTTGTTTAATTTATTTAATTTTAATTTATTTTCTATGTTTACATTATTTGTACTCTCTCCATTAGTATCTTGATTTTGCTGTAATTGTGGGGCAGGTGTTTTAAGAGGATTATATCCATAATATTTACCAAAATCCTCATTAAATTTACCAGTTTTTTGGTCTATTGGTTGTATCATATTTATTGCATTTTCTTCTCTATCTTTATTTAACCGCCATCTTCGTCCCTCACTCATAAACATTTCAAGGTTAGAACTAGTTAAATTACTAATATCTATTTCACCACACTTAACACATTGTCTTACAATTTGGTGCATATCAGCTTTAATAATTTTCCAGCAACCGCCAAATTTAACATCTCCATCTCTGCCATAGATAGGAAAGTGATTACATTTTTTGTTTAAGTTCTTTTTCATATTTGTCAAAACAATTATTTTTATGGATATAAATATTTCCCATTAAAAAATGAACAAATTCGTGTTCTACTTCGGTGGTTGCCTTAGTAGTATCTATTTTCTTCCCACAATAAAAACATTTGACTATATTATGATTTTTCATTTTATACTTCCAATTTTTTTTAACATTTTTTCTTCTCTTTCAATTGCTTCTTCTTCCTCGGTTTTTGGCTCATCAGTAAAAATTACCGCACCCCTCTTTTCACGTTTAGGATTAAATTTGGTTACAGATTGTTTAATTTCTTTAACTGTTAAGAGATACATAATTCCTAAATAAAGAATAATTAAAATTCCAATTAAAATTAAAATAGTTAAAATTTGAATTATAGTATTCATAATGTATTATGATAAATAGTCAGCACAAATTAATTCTAAACACCTACCGTCTGATAATTTTTCTTGATTTTTTCTAACCTTATCAATAGCTTGTCTAACTATTTCATATTGTTCGTCGGTGAAAGTAATAGAATTAGTATTTTTTTCTTCACTTTCATCTGTATTATTTTTTTCATATTCTGACCAATCAAATTTACTTACATTTTGAAATTCGTCAATTTCACTAGAACTATAAGGTAATTCTATTTCAGGATATTCGCTTACTAATTTAGTTATCAAACCAGCTAAAGATATATTTTCAAAAGGAACTTGTTGTTGATAAAAAATAGTTAATTCTTGAGCTTCCTTATCTGAAATTAAGCCTTCATTGTAAATCAAAATTTGCTTAGCACCTAATCTTTTAGAAGCAGTCCACCTTTGTTCACCATCAATTATTTCATATCCCTTATTTTCCCTGACAACAATAGGTTGTCTTAATCCTTTTTTATCTAAACTTTTTTCTATTTTATCTAATTCAGGAGTATCTTTATCTTTAGGGTTCCAAGTATTTGGCCTAACCTCATCAATATTTACAATTTTTAATTTACTTTGGTCAAAATTTATTTTCATATTTTGTCAAACAAATAAATATTTAAAGGTCTTTTTCTACCTTTTTCAGTATAACTTATTTTACCACCTAATTTAATATAAAACTCATTTGCAGGATTATCTTTAATAACTTTTAACTTAATTGGCGCCTTCTTTTGAACTGTTTGAAATAACTCTTTTCCGTATCCCTTTCCTCTCACTTCTTCACTTACACATATTTCATAAATAGTAATGTATCCTTTCTTTGTAAGGTGGTAATTAACAAAGCCTTTTATCCCGTTATCATCAACTATTAATAATTCTCTATTTTTAATTCTTTCTTTTAAAACAACTTTCATCACAAAACCCAATAAATCGGTATTTTTAGAAGCTAGTTTAGATATTTCATCAACATCTTCTAGTTTAGCTTGTCTTATGACCATTTCACCCCCCTAGTTAACCATAATTTTGTAATATATTCACCTAATTTCTTAGCTGTTTTTATTTCTTTTCCAGTCATATAAGATAGTGCATCTTTACCCAAAGGTTTAATTTTAGTTTTGACTAAATTTCCTCTACCCCACCTATTATATGTTGCCCAACTAGAACTATCGCCTGAATATAAAGGATATCTTTCTAAAATTGATTTAGATACTCCGCCGAAAGAGTGTGTTTTAACTCTATCTCTTAAATAAGAATAAACCTTATCTAACCATTTTATTCTATTTTTTGTTGAACAATCATTAGCAGGACTAATTCCAATGTAATCTGTTTCTTTTTCCATTAATTTAAGCCATTTAATATCTTCGTGTTGATGAAAAACAGGAATTGTTTTAATTCCATTTTTTAAAAAATAATGAAAATTATCTAATCCTATTTGAGCAGAATTTTCTCTCTCTATATTGGTTGGCTTTCTTCCAAAATCTCCTGGTATTTTATCTAAATTAACAATATTAAATGAATTTACTTTATTTCTATATCTTTTTGTCATTTCTTTTGCGAAATTTAAATATTTCTCCCTATCAATTTCTTTTCTTAAAGTCCAAGCACTAAAAGCACCGCTATCAACTAACATATTGATATTTTTAACCTCATTTACGTAATCATCTAATCCCTTTAAAAACCTGTTTGTAGCATAAGGATAAGCAAACAATATATTATTAATTTGGTTTTCAACCAATTCCGCTTTATTATTCCAATTAGATAAAGCAAAAAATAATCTCATTGTATTTTAAAAATTAAACAAGGTGAGGTGTATTTATTCCTAACTTTTTTCAGGAACAGTGTAAATAAGTGGGAGTGAAATAATAGTAATTAAACCTTTAATAATAATATTTGCCAATATAATTGACCAAACTACTGCCATTGGCATAGTTCCGACAAAAGCAATCAGTCCAAAGATAAGACTAATCTACTGGAACTGAAATCGCATTTGAAAACAATACTCGCAGCCATTGGTGTTTTTGAGTAATTTTTATAATGAAATAATGATACGCCTCAGTATCAATTAGTTCACTAAATACTTCGGCAACAATGGAGGCGAGAGTTATTCTCCAAACAGTACCTAAGACAATTGCAAACTCGGTGTTAGCAAAGCCAGAAGGGTCTCCTGGAAGAGCGATTAAAAATTGAAAGAATAACACCATAAAGACATTAATTGCTCCTGCGAGCAAAATAACATTCTGTGCTGTTTTCTTACCAAATTGTTTATGGATTAAATCTCTAAGCGTAAAAGTAATAGGATAAATAAATGTTCCGCCATCAATGACAAAACCAAATAGGCTAATAATTTTAAGACTACCAATATCAGCTAACATTTGACTTCCAATGTAAGAACAAATTGCTATTAATCCCATTGTCGTTAGAACTTTAGTTGTGTTTTTCATAGTTTTACCTCCTTTATTTTTAAACACCCCACCTTGTTTAATTAAGATAAAATCTTTATTCATATTAAATAAACTCTAAAATCTTTTTTTTGTATTTTTCTTTTATCTCTATGAGTTCGTCTTTTTGCCAACAATGAGTTTCGTGTCTTTTCTTAATCATTTCTTCTACTTTTTCTGTTCCAAATTCTTCTCTCATTTTTTCTTGATAAGTTGGAAAATCGCCATGTAACCACACATTGCAAGGCATACATTGAGCATGAACTTGTTCTTCATCAAATAAAACTACCGCTCCCCGCCCTGCAAGAAAGTGTCCTGCTTGAAGTTTTTTTAATGGATAATCCCGACCACAGGTATAACACAATCCGTGATGAAGTGTTTTGGTAGTTTTGTTACAATCCCGCAACCGAATATATTGACTAAAATATTTCCAAGCTTCTTTTTTAAGTTGGGAGATACTTTTAGCTTTTGGTAACTTTGTCATATCCCTTAATTCTTATTTTACCAAGTTCGTGTAATAAACGCAAAACATTAATTAAGTAAGGATAATCTCTCTTATAATAAATAGGCACTAATCTCTTTCCATTAGCAAGATAAGAGCTTGGACCGATAAATTTCTTTTTCTCCCACGTCCAAAGAGTTCCATATTCTACTTTCCAGCCGAAATCTTTATTCATTTTTTTTATAAGAGTAGTTTTATTATAATCAGTTTCCATAAGGCGTTATATCCACACCGCCACTGCAATCGCAGATTTGGTTGGGGTCATATTGAATAATTAACTTTTGACACTGTGGACATTTAGTTATTTTAATAGCTCTCACCTTTTCTACTCCGCTCTCTAAGGTTTCTATCCTAAAATCGTTATAAGACAGGGTCTTAGCCTTTTCTATTAGTTCTAGCCTATCTGCTTCATTCATACCCTCTAATTTAAACTTCATCATATTTAATCTATTTAAAGGTATCTACTAAAACTTCTTCTTTAGGAAGTTTTAATCTTTCAATATAAAATTCATAAACCTTAATATAAACATCAGCGGTGGAGGGCGTGATATTAATTTCAGGATTAGCTAAAAATGACCGCCAAGTTTCAAATCCACCGTCTCCCATTTGTTTATAAAGACTTTTATTTTTAATTTGACTTAAAACAAAACCTAATTCTAAAAAGAGTTTTCTTTGTCCTTTAATTAAAAGAACAGTTTGTTGATATAAGTCAAAGGCTTGTTTTTGTAATTCGTTATTAGTGGTCATAATGCATTATAAATTATTAAAATGGCATTTTAGAAGTTTCTTCTTCGGGAATAATTATATCTTCCACGGGTTCTTCTTTACCAAAAGTTTCACTTGATGGCTTACCACCGCACAAGGCTTCTAAATCCATACTTCCAAGTTTACCCATTTCTGTCACCTCGTCATCAGTTAGTTCGGTACACTGTTTACTATCTAAGCGAGTTAGCTTGTAATACTTAGCAGGACTTTCTTCGGTGCGGGTTAAAATATAATCATACTCATAAACGTTTATTCCGTCTTTAAATTCAGTTTCTAATTCTTGACGGACACTCATTGTCGTTTTAAGTATCTTTCCTTTGCCACTATCTCTATCAATAATAGGATAGTAAAAGGTCATTTTAACTTGATATTTACGAGCCTCTTTTATTACTTCCTCTTTCTCGTTTTTATCTTGTATTAATTTTGCTTGGTTAGCAATATCAAAATACTTATTACAATATTCGCAAGGCAATTCATTCATTATTCGGGGACAATTAGTAATCGTCCATTTATCTCCATTCTTAATAAAATGCTTACCGTCATAGTAACCACCTTTTATTAAGCGAAATTTAATTTTATCGCCTTTACTTTTTAACTTTACGAACAGACCGCCTTTATCTATATTTAGGGTTTCACCCAGATTGAAATTTGGCATATTTTTTTTAAACTATTAAAACACTCCATTTTTTTAAACTTATAATCGGGAGTGATTTGATAAGAACCTTTTGACCGAAAAGGTCATATTCTTTTGCTTCAATATCCTTAATTAAATCTTTTAAAATATCAGCGTGGATAAAATGATAAGCCTTTTTACAGTAAAATACCCAATAATCAGACTTACTTTTATTTATTCCCGTTGGTTTACCATCAATTGCTAATTCTACTGGAACATTTACTCTTGCAGTTTCACAATTCTTTACTTCAAATAAAACAGTTCTCTCTCCAAAGTGAGTAGTAATATCTTTATCGCAATCATAACCCTCACTTCTTTTAGCTCCTGAGTCATACCTTTTAAGTATTTTTAATACTTCTTCTTCACAAGGTATACCTTTATTTTGTAAATCGTTTTGAAATTGACTTAATACCATTTGTTTGTATTCCAAAATTGTAATGCTTTTTCTACTGTACCATACCTATTAGCTATGTATTCTTTTTGCCAATTAAGCTGACAATCAATATTAGATAAACTACAATTCATTTTCTTACAAGGTAGGGCTTGAACTAAACCACATGCACCCGAACTGGGATTAATTGCCCCAATATCAAAGCTACTTTCTTTTCCAATAAGTTCTGCAGCATATTCCCAATTTATATATAAATTTTTTAACTTACTAATTATTACTTTATAATTAGGAGTATCAGAGTATTTGGGGTAAGAAAAGCTAAAGGCTTGAACAGGTTTTATAATACTACTTTTTTGTTTTGGAGTCGGAGTTAAAGACTTGATATATCCTTCCATACATTTATTAGTAATATCTTCCGCTTTTTGCTCTAATTCTACTTCTTTTTTAATTTGCTCTCTACTTACCACCTCTAAAGGTTTATTAAATTCAATTTTTACTATCTGATTAAATTTAATCGTATTTATTTCAAAAAACACTTCTGCCTTTTTAATCGCTTGGCTTAGGGTAATAAACAAAATAATCAAAGCCAATACTGCTAAAAATAATGTCAATGCCCAATTAATTTTAATTTGTTTCTTTTTGGGTAAAAGATTTTTTACTTCAAACTTTTGTTTTATCATTCTTTTTATTTAATTAATAATATTATTTTCTTTTTTTAATTCTCTAATAAAAGAATTTTCCCTAACAAGATATACTATTATTTCATTTTTATCTTTAGCTGGTGTATCAATAAAATTGTAATAAAAATGAACTGGTATTTTATGGGTAAAAACATATTCCACAATCTGGAAAGGATTTTTAAATTGACACTTTTCATCGTATCTCCAGTATTTCTCATATTCTTTCACAAAGAGCGGATATTTCTTCTTAAAATTCTTTGTAAAAAAATACATCTTTCTCGCGTCTCCAAACTTAAGGTGGATATAATTAGATTTTTGTCCATAGTAGTCTATCTGCTTTTCCATTGTTTTGAAATTAAATAATAATTTATATTTTAGTTAATAATATTATTCTCCTACATTGATTTCTCCATAAAAAGTATCCTCTAAAATTTCTTGTGCTGTGTCTTCTAGTTCCATCTCTATTCTATTTTTTCTAGGTAGTTTTTCCAAATCTATAACATCTCCATCTTCTTTTATTTCATCATCAACTTTTTTCTCTATTTTTTTCATCTTCTCTTCATCATCTCTTAACCTGCTTATAATCGCTTCTATTAACTGGTCTTTAGTTTCACTTTGTAAATCTGATAAATAAATTCTGGTATTAATTGGATACATGTTATTTTATTAATTTATAACCTTGTGCTTCTCTGATATCTTTCCAAAAGTCAAAATGTCCTTTATCGGGATATAGACTTGTGTGAACCATACCAAATTCATCTTTATATTTAATAATAAATTTTTTCATATTATTTAAACCCGAAAAATGTATTAAGTGTATCTAGGCAATTATCAGAAGCTATCTTTCTAAAATTAGCCCCATTTCTTTTATTCATGGCTCTCGTTTCTTTATTATGAGCCTTTATTTCTTTTTTGGTCATATATTTTATCCCTTAGGATTTAATTTATAATTTTAATTAAACAATTAATAAGAATTAAAACTTTTGGGACGTGAACTTTATTTGCCTTAGCTCTAGAACTAGGCAATGCTTGTTTGTACAGTTTCAGCTATCCTCAGCGACGCCATTGTTTTTAATAGCCCCCGCGCTTTAATTCTTATTAACTATCTAATTTTTAAAGAACTAATAATAAATTTGTTTTTCTTTTATTATTATACTTAAATTATAGAGGATATTCTCTAAAAGGTCAACTACCAAATAGATACTAAATTACCTACTTTGTATCATATCATTTTTGTTTATTTTGATATGATTATCCTCTACCGATTTGTAGTGTTTAGGAGAACTAGGTCGTGTCGGCTTAGTATGCTTTTTTGGATACTTTCTGGAACTGATAAAATTAATTCCATACTCAACCTCTCTATATTCTTCAACGAGGTTTTGGGCAATGTCTATGGCTTCTTCTATGGTCTTACCTTGACCCTCTAGGCTTCCTAGGTCATCGTTATCTGCCGTACCTTGGTAGTAGACCTTAAAATTATCTCGGTCTATGTAGATGATATTGTTAGCGGAAATGTTGCCCTCCTTTGTTTATAATTTATAAATCTCATTTCTCCTCCTCCAGTTGTTCTAAAAGTTCTAATTTTTTTAATACTCTTTGCATAAAGTTGTAAATTAAATCAATCCCAGCGACAGCAAAAGCTCTTGTTTCAGACCTATATTTTACAGCCTCAAGTTCTTCTTTTCTTGCTTCAAAATCTTCCCTCATTATTTCTTTTATCTTTTCTATATTTAGCTTTCTCTCCCTCATCTCTTTATTCCATTTAAGGCGTTCTGAGTTGAAAAGTGATTGGATATTATTTATTGCTTGTTCAAATTCATCGTTAAAATCAGAACTTTCAGTTCCAGTAGAAATCCAACCATCTTGGTTAATTAGTCCTGAATTTATTAAAGCTAATTTTATTTCTCTTCTATCCATATTTATTTGGTTAAATTATTTTTCTGTTTATAATCAGTAATAAAGTCAATAAACTTACTCATAAAATCTTTTAACAGGTACTCTGGTATTCCGAATAAATTAACAACACCGCTTACAACTTCACCTATTTTGTTTAATTGTTTTTCTCTCATTTTGTCTCCTTTTTGTTAATTGATAAATGTTTTTTAATTGCTTCAGCACCAATAAAGGTAATTAAATCTTGGGCTATACCATCGGGACTATACATCCCATCTACGGTGTTTCTATCTATAATTTTGCTAATCTCTAAAATTTTGTCCTCTACTGCTTTATCTATTTCTGATTTCACCAGTTTTTGTAACTTCTTTTCAAACTCATCAGCATATTTATTGGGTACCATTAGCTTACCACAGACAGGGCAATTTTCTCCAAACTTTTTAGCAATCATTTCCCAATGGTCTAAATCTAGTGGGTCAATATAAAGATATTGTCTAACCAATAATTCAAACCTTTCTCTCCAGTTGTTATTTTGTTTCTTGGTCATATTTTCTCAGTTTAAATCTTTAATTGGTTCGGCAATTAATCCAGCATTAACCATATTATCTAATGTGTCGTGAACTGCACTGGTCAACTTTTCTTGTCTATCGGGATTTTTCTCTGACAGCGTTACGATAAAACTTCCAAGCGTGGTTACTAAAATCCTCAAAACTTCTCCGGCATCAGTAATTTTGGTATCAATAATTTGTCGCTTTTCATCAACCTCTATTATTTTTATTTCTCTTACTTTTACGTCTGGGTATTTAATTTTATTTTTCATAATTATTTACAAAATTTATCTAACCACCCAGTATAATGTTTTAGGCAAACCCAATGACCTAGAATAAGCTCTGCCTCTTTATTACATATCTCACATTTATTTTTCATTTTTTATTAAATTTATAAATTGTTATGGGGGGGTTAATCTACCATAAATGTAATTTCCAATTTTTATTATGTCCTTTAAAAATTAACTTAAATAATTCTTCACTAACCTCTACCGATAGCCTAGATGGCTCTTTAAGTTTATCCGTAATTTCTTTTACTATGCCATTTTCTGGAACACAGATTTCTTTAGCTAAACACCAACCATCATCCCAATAATTTAAATTTGAGAAAGATACTTGATATTGTTCTATACCAAATCTTTTGTTAAACCATAGGTGGACATTTCCACAGTTATCTTTTTTACATATTTCTTTTTCTTTAAGAGAAATATGCGGGTTGGTTACAAATTTAAATTCTGTTTTTTTACTCATTTATTTCCTTTTTAAAATTATAAATTATATTTTTCCTCATCTAAGGGATTAGAGTACCACTTAACCTTTTCAATTTTAGTAGGTAAGGGTGAACGGATTGGAAAATTAAGTGACTTATTTTCTAAAAGATATATCAAGAACTTAGCTCTAGCGTTGGCTTCAGTATCAAAACACTCTGAATAATAAGTATCTGGACTATTTTTGTTTGGAATAGATATTTCAACTAGCCACTTATCTTCATTATCCATAACTCTTTTCCCTTTTCTAGGAATATATTGCTTTGGTAACATCTCTCCTAGTTCCGCTACAGTAAAAGCAGAATAAAATTGAAAACTTTTAATCCAGTTCATATATTCTTTACTTGCCCCTTTTAGTATTCCATTTGTTTGACATTTTTTATGCCATTTAGGCGTTAAATCTTGAATAGTGTAACTTTCTTTAGTCCCACCAAGACAATTAAGTTTTGATTTTTTTCTAGCTGGTCTATAAACCCAATAAAAATAACTCTCCTGTTTTACTCCTAACTCTTTTAATTTTTTACTTAGTTCTAAACTTGTTACTTGGTCTTCTAATCTCATTTCTCCTCCTTATCTTTGGTAGATAAATAATCTTTAATTTTTAGATATCTTTCCTCCGAAATTGGTTGCCTACCAGTCACTATTTTGTAAACGATTGTCCTACTAACTCCCAGAAAATCAGCTAATTTTCTCTGATTAGATAATTTAATTTTTATACCTAAGTCTTCATCAGTTATTATTTTCCTGACTTTAACAAAATATTTCATTTTTCCTCCTCCTTTTTATCTTTGGTGGATAAATTTTTGATTTCCACTCCCTCTTTAGGTGGGGTTTCTTTCTCTATGTTCGCAAATATGGTAGACGAGAACTCATTACCGTATATTTCTTCAATTAAGTGATTGAAAACCCTTCTAACGTAAGCGTCTCCCCCCGTTATGGTTATCCGACATCTATTTTGGTTGTCAATTTTAACTTGGATTGTTTTTTTCATTTCTCCTCCTTATCTTTGGTAGATAAATAATTAACTCTTTCAACCAATTCATTGATTTTTACTAAAGTTCCCAGATGACCTTTAAATTGTAAGGCGTTAAGTTTCTCTATCTCTGGCTTGGTTTTAAAGGGGGTAGGAATACAATGAACAGGACAATCTCCACTTATGGCATATTTATTACAGGTACATTTTTCTTTGGATTTACCGTTATATAAATCTACAAACTCTTGTACATTGTCTTTATTGACGACTTTTTTAGGTTTATTCTCTGTTTCTTTCGTTTTCTTTTCTTTTGACAACATATTTTCCAATAAACTTTTGTTTATATAATCCATTGATGTTTTATCAACTCTATCTATTAAATTTTCTTTTAGTAAAATTTCTTCTAATTTTTTACACTCCCAATTTTGCTCTTTGAGCCATCGATAGATTTCGTCACGGGTAAATTCGTATTTCATTTAAAATTGAATAATTATATAATTAATGAGTAATAAGGTTACCCAAATAAGGATAAAAATTAGGAGTCCTGCTTTATATTTATAATTGGTCATTTCCAATTTTTAATAAATAAACAATCATATTCAGTTTTATTTATTTTATAAGTATTATTAATTTTTGCTTTATTCTGGCAAATACCACACTGGATTATGTACCAAATAAAAAATAAAAATATAATTGAAAATAATATAAAACTAAAGAGTTTCTTCATTTTCTTCTAAAACCAATCCTTGCTTAACTTTTAACTTAGCTAATTCTACATATTTGTCAAAATCAGGAAATCTTAATTTAATTTCTTTAATCACTTCTAAATTTAATTTAGTCATTTTAGCGTCATCAACTACTCTCTTAAACACCCGATTAAATTTACTGGCTACGGGACTAAACATATCTTGATATTCCATTTGCTCTTTAAAGCCATAAATTTTAGTTAAATAAACTGAATATCCAACTTTCCAATTATAATTAAACTTTAAAGTATTTTCGTCAAAAGTAAGTAATTCCTCTTTTGGCGGTTCTATATTATTTTTGAAATACTTGGTCATTGTTTCTATATCTTTTTTATAAATGTCTTCTATCGGACTTGGATTAAATACCCCCATTTCTAACATTCTACAATCGTCTTTACAAATATAAACAATATGCCCTTCAGGTAAGCCTTTAGACTTTAAATAATGGAACAATTGTAATTTATGTCCTAAATTAGCCTCTCCTGTTTTTAAATAGCTCTCAAACATAAAGCTAGATACGCTCTTAACCTCTAGAATTAACGTTTCTAGCCCTTGTGGGTACTTTTCTTTAAAATAACCAATAATGTTTCTAGAAGCTCTGCTAATGATTTCTGGTAATTCTAAATTATCTAATTCTGCTAAGGCTTTATCATAATCAGGTTTTCCGCCCGCAAGATGGTCAAGTCTTCCTGACACTTTTAATAAATCAGGATATTGAAAATCTAAATGTTCTTGGCTTTCAATTAAAATTCCTGCTCTTATTAAAATTAATTGAACTATCCATTCCCAAATATTTCCTGCTTCAAATTTTCTTAAACTTCGCATATTTGGTGGATTAGTATAGGCTTCACCTTTCATTTTATAATAGCGGTCAATATAAGCCCCGCCTAATTCAGAAGCATAGACATAATCTCTCGGTTCTAATTTCCGTTCAGGTTTTCCATTTTCTAAACTATCGTTCCAAATACTACTAAACGACCATTTCAATCTGTTTGTATCGTCATTCATTTTTTTTAATAATTAATAACTTAGGAGAAAAAGGGTAAATGATTGTTTTTCCATTTACTCTATTCTCTCCCCAGCTATTAAACTGGGTAACAATACCTGTTCCACCTGCTTAATATTAATTATAGATAATATCATTCAATAGTTCAATAGGTAAGTTCAATGACCTTCTCTATCTTACTAGCAAGGTCATTTAATTTAAAATATTTAACTCCGTCTTCTCTAATATCTTTTGGAGTATAGGTTTCCATTTCATCTTTAACACACATATAAAGCAAACCTAATTCTTCTTTAGTTAGTTTCATAATGCATTATCCCTTTCTAAATTTAAACTCTGATAACTATGATCAACTTCGTAATCAGTTTCTCTTAGGTCTTGTATCCACCTATCAACATCTCCATCAACTTTTAAAAAAGAATAAACTAGTACCTTAACAGCTTCTTCGTTTTCAATTCTACCTTGAACCGCCATGGCTAACCAATCAAAAACTCTGTACCTTGCTCCTTTTAAGTCAAACATAATGGCACTTAGTCCTTCTGCTCCAAAAAATTCTAAAGTCGCAAGTATGGTTTCAATTTCATCATCACATAAAGTATTCGCAATTCCTTTGTGTCGGTGGTCATTCTTTTTTAAATCCATTATCTGTCCCCAAATGTTTACATTACTAATTCGGTCAAGGGTTTCAAAACCCTTTCTTCCATCAAGTTTATGAACTAACTTTCCTCTACTATCTTTAATTCTTCCATTTTTATCCTTATAAAAACCTTGGTCTATCATGTCATTATATTTCATTTGCTTTCTCCAAAAACATTTAACTCGGACTGATACATATCAATTATTTCTTTTAATATTTCCAACCTATCTTCAACTATTAAAGGTTTAAGAACGCCTATAACTGCCCATTTAAGGGTTAGCCTTTCAGTACTTTTCTGGAATTGCTCCATCGCTTCATCTATTTTTGTCATACTTTTTATAAATTTTTAACAAAAGTAAATCTTAAATCTTCACTGTATAAAGTTGAACATTTACCGCAAGATATATTCTTTCTATTATTCCTTAAAATAGTTCTTCCACATTTAGGACAAGTTCCAATCCATTTAGGTTTAGGAGTAATTACTTCATCTCCATAAGTTCTTCTTCCATTACAGCCTATTGATAAAGCAGTTTTTTGCCAATTTCTATTATGGTGGTCTTTAGGACATAAAGCATGAGCTATTTCGTGTAAAATTACATCAGTAACTTGCTCTAAACTATTTAACCCGACTAATAAAGCGGATAAAGAAATTTCTTTTTTGCGGGTATTACAGTAACCAAACAATCCTTTTCCTCTAGCCCATTTAAAAGTATATTCTGGACAATATTTTTCTATTAATTCTTTTGCTAAAATTTCAGCTTCTATTAAGTTCATAACTTTTTAATTATTAATTATTTAAATTATAGAGGATATTATCTAAAAGGTCAACTACCAAAATATTCAATATTCTTCCGCCTTTCTATTATACTTCCAATAAAATAATTTGATTTTTGCCTCACTATTTAATTGCTTTGGATAGTCATATATAAATGAATAACATCTATCTAACTTATTAGGATTACCTGTTTTAAATAGTTTTAGCCACCCCGATAAGTATTTTCTATTCTCTTTCCAATTAATACCTAACTTCTCTGAAATCATAAAGGCTCGGTCTTGCCACTCATAAGCACATACTTTCTTTTTAGGTTTATCAAAATGACCTTTTAAAGCCTCACCAATAGTATCTGGAATTTTCTTTTTCTTTTGATAGTAAGTTATTCCGTCTGTCATATTTCTGTCATTGTATTACCTATTAACTTAAATTCTTTCTTTTTATTAGTATTAGTATTTTGATTAGTATTATGGGGAGTATCTATACCCCTATCTATACCCCTATCTATACTAGTATCAGAAGGGTATGTATAATTTTCTTTTAAAAGTAATGGTGCTTGTTCTAATTCTCTATTTCTTGCTATCTCATTTTTCGGCCCAGAATACACATTATATTTATCTATATTTAAAATTCTTACCCAACCGTTTTTGAAAATTATTTTTTCTTTTAATAATTCTTTTGCCTTTTCTAATTGTTTTTTAGTTATGCCTAAATCAAAAATTATAAACCTATCTGGTATCTCATAAATTCCTGTTATATTTACACTCTCATTAGTTAATAAATAAATAAATATTAATTTACTTACTAGGTCTAGTTTTGTAATAAAATCATCTTTCCATATTTTAGTATGGACTATTCTTGTTTTCATCTTTCTTTCTATCATTAACTGGTAAACCTGTCATTTTATCTATTGAAATAAAGCCCTTACCATTACACGCATGACATACTGTTGTTCCGAATTTAAGAGTTCCAAAGCCATTACATACAACACACTTATGTAATTCATATTGAGTATTTTCTTCTGTCACTCTATCTGTCATCAATTAAATATAAAGGAAATAAAATTAAAATCAATTATCAAGTACTATATAGAACTATATTAAATCATTAATAATAATGCATTATGACCAAAAAAATCCCCCCAGCTCTAGTTTCGCTATTACCAAGGAGAATATTTAATTCTACTCTTTTTTACTTTGATTATCAACTGTTGGTTTATCTATAAAGCCATAAGCAGTTAAATTTTCTTTCATTTGTTTTCGGGCTAATCCAAATAAAAGCATGACATCTTTGTTTACTTCTGCATCTTTAGATTTTTCTAATATTCCATTACAAATTATCTGCATTTTCATTGGAATTGACTTAACTTGTTCTTTTATAATTCGGCAATTATCACATAATTTCGGTAAAATAAGCTCTGATTTTAATTCTTTAGATTTTTTAACAAGGTACTCATATTGAGCGGGGTACATAATAAATTCTTTTTTACACCGCTTACATTTTATTTTTATATCCATACTTTATTCAAACATTAATTATTAATTATACTATTTTTTTCCTTCATTTTGTAATTCAATATTCGCCCTCATTAAAGGTAAACAGCAGTAATTATCTATACAAGTACTATTTTCATGGTATTTTTCAAATTGACTGACAGCTTTAGTTAAAGCTACCACCCTAGTTCCTTTGAAGCTAAGGGCTAATTTATCTATGACTCCATTACAAAAATCACAAGTCTCTTTTTTGTTTTCCATTTTTTATATTTTCTTCATAGTATCGTTTCCGATATTCAATATTGTATTTTTGAGCACACTCTGTGTGCCTAATTTGGGACTGTTTAAATCTATCAAATTTAATAGGTTTCCC